TCAGGTGACCATCCCGCGCCACCGCTACTGCCTCCGCCAAAGCTTGACCCACCTACGCCTTCGTTAGCACCGCCAAAACTATCTGATCCAAAACTCATATCGTACTCCTTAATTAGTAAGTTATCTCGTTACTTTGTTCCAATTGACCTACTGCCAATCGTGTCTAACTGAACGTGCATTTGAAGCATGGGTATCCAAGGATCTGCTGCCGGGGCTGCACCTGCCGAAGCAACTCTCTTCAACCTTGCAATAGCATGAGCACCTATCTTTATGGCAGGTGTGAAGTTAGCTAGTGAGAGGATGAGCATGGTCTTGGTTGGTGTGTTTGCAGGGATAGTAAAGTCCGCTGTAGTCACAACCGCAGGGAATGTCCAAGCACCATTCACATCAGCATACCCGTACTCAAGCTCAAACCTGACATATTTGTTAACAGCTTCCAAGCCATTAGTTGTCAAGTGCAAGTGCCAATAGACTGTACTTCCTTCTTTCCAACTATGGATGAACTCTTGGGACTCACACACGTTGAAGTCATTGACTGCCCACTGTGGCATCGTAAGCTTACCATGCAGGGTTGTCAATGTTGGGATACCTGCACCAGCTGTACGGATAAGAATTGGGAAGTCAATGTCTAACCAAGCAACAGAATCAGACTCCCACCGAGAGTTGGTAGCGTTGTATTGAAGTAACCCTAAGTCTCTTGGCGTTCCATTGATGTAAACATCTCCCTCAAAGTCACCCAGCTTCCCGCCGTAGGCAGGACGTACAAACAAGGAACCATTGGTAGCCGCATGAACAACAGCAGCCACAACTACCTTGGGATTAGGAGCAACAGGAACAGTCTTGGTTAACCCACCAGCAACGGTTGGATCATAGTAAAGGATCTGCCCATCAACCCAAGCCTCTGCACCACCAGTCGTATTGATACCCCGTACCAAACCAAAAGCAGTCACATATCCCCAACCATTCAGGGCAATGTTCTCGGTAGCAACACCCATGACGTACATGGCAGTGTTTGGCAGCAGCCCAGTAGCAGGAGCACCCTTCAATGCTCCAGAGGCTCCCACAGTCCCGGTAAACATGACGACCTGACCATCAGTGATAGCACTACTCGCCTTGATTCGGTAGAACTGTTCTTCACCAACCTGAAGGGTAGTCGCACCACCAGCCATGACAAGGCTAAGGGTCTGGTTGCCATCAGCACTATCCCAGTACAGGGTTCCAGGTGTTGTTGTTGGAACTCCCGTAGGTGTTATATCAAAAGTGATGAAATTAGGATTAACCTGCAGATAGGAACTAGAACTTGTAAAAGCCGCCGACCCGAGAGACCCGCCATCCTTCAGCAACGTCCCCGTAGTATTATCCCACAGAACCACATGGCCGCTTATGGAAGTTGGAGGACCGTAGATAATACCACCCGGCGTACCACTTGCACTTAGCCCCTTGCTCAAGTCCAAAAACCACCGCAACCAGATGGGGTTAAAGACACTCTTCCCTGTGATCTCGTCCACGATCACAGGAAGGGCGTATGTCGGCGGCGGCTGGAAGATCGAGGTCATCAGAGCGTCCCGAGGTCAAGCTGGAGTTCCACACCCTGGATTCTCATCCGGGTGTCAGACTGGTGGCGGATATGAGTAGTCCGCTTGACGAACGTGCCGCAGTTGGCCAGGACGGGCTTCCTCACACTCATATCGACGTAGCGATAGTTGCTCCACTTATCCCGCTGGAAGTCGAAGTCGTTACTGCGGACCTGGAGGACTGACCCTTCTGTCTGATCCCCTACGAACTCCATCATGGTCATTTGCTTACGGCGGCGAGTACCCCCGTCGAAGTTAGGAGTGTAAAGGTCCACCGTGATGGTTTCTCCGTCATCACTGTGGTACTCGGAGTCCATCAGATAAAGCTTCCCGTTCGACTCATGCTGGAGGATTCGGCCAGTATTCGGAAGGAAGGTGCCGGCGACGATCTTGAAGTAATTCCCCTGCGGGTCAGTCCACTGACTCCACATCTTGTCCGTCATATCATAGACCAGCGTGAGGTTGTTGAGAGGAAGCGTAAGGACGTAGAACCGATGCCCCTCGTACTTGATGCCGAAGGAGATGATGGAAGAAAAGTCCGCTTCTCCGAGCAACCGCTCCACGGGCTTGGTGGAAATAACACTCACCTTGAGGTTATCGAGGGCTACGACCTGGCTAGCGGAGGACCGATTTGTCGCGAGCCAAAGCAACGTGCCATCAATTTCCTGCACGGAATCCCCACTCACGCAACCGTAGTTGATCTTGGCCCCCTGAACTGGCCCGAGGGGAGAGGCTCCAATAGGGTTCTGCGCGTCGTAGAAGACCTCAGTCGACCACTCCTTCAGAGCCAGCACGTAGACGAGCTGCTTGGCCAGGAAGACTCCGCGGTCTGGCTCAATCTGTGCGCCGATGTTGTTAGTAAGGTCAGTCCACAAGTCCGGCCTATTCAGCCCCGGCACGGTATCGCTGCCATAGATGTAGGCCTTCTGGTCCATCACATAGGTAGTCCCGTCGAGGTAGGCCCAGCCCTTGACACAAGGGATCGGGAAGGAGCTGGCCGTGCTAGCTGTCCCGTCCCCGGCGCCTACACCTGTGGCTGTAAACACTACGCCCACAGTATTCGCGCTTGCTCCGACAAGCGTGAAGTCCGTAGTCCCTACCGTCAAAATCGTGTACTCAACCCCTACGACAAAGTCCCCCGCAGTGATAACCGCAGTGGCTTCGATGGGAGTGAGGGTTGTTCCGTCCCAGTTGTACGAGGTAGTTCCGTTACCCAGCTGGAGGCGGGGGGTATCTCCCAGGCTAGAGGCAAAGTGGTAGACTCCGCCAGCTGCACCCACCGTTCCGATGCTGACGCCGTTCTTATAAAGCGTCGTGCCGAAGATAGCATAAATATCCCCCATCCAGTTGTAGACTCCAAGGCCAGCTCCGGTGAAGGTGGAACCATACTGGAGCAGCCCAGGGCGTTTGAATACCCAGAATTCCCCTTCCTGCTTGCCCTTCTCCACGTAAGCATTGATGAGCTTGGCGTCCTTATCCGTACTCTCATCCCGGTTCTCGGGTTGAGGGACTAAGGGCAACCGCTTGGGTAGGGCAACTGTTTCAGCCTGGCTCATCTAAAGCTCCCCTGCGTGAATCCTCCGCGAACGTCCGGAGTAAACCGAGTCGGCGCGTCCTCGACATCCCAGTCTTCTAGCATGGTCCGATAGGCGATGGCGCGGGACTGACAACGATCCATAATCGCCTGGGGCTGGCCGGTGCAGATTTCATCCGCCAGGCCCCAGCGTAGAGCAATCCGCCACTCCGCAGGGAAGTTCATCGTATCAGTGAGGTTGACTAGGTTAGTCACCTGACGCTGGAGCACAAGGTGAGCTGTGCCGGTGGCTGCGGTAGCGTCAGGGACCAACCAAAAGAAAACACTCAGCACGGACTGCTGCTTGTCTACGAAGTAGGAATTGAGCTGGCCCACTTGAGTAATCTGGCTCAAGCGCGTGTAGTCATTCCAAGCCAGCGGAATCAGTGGCCGCCGAATTGCATTGGCGTCTCGGTAGTACGCTTCAATAACTCGCAGCGGCTTATCCATCGCCACCGTCCCCGAGGGGCCGAAGGTGTACGTCCCTTGCCCCGCAACAAGTGTCACGGCCAGGTCCTCCATCAACCAGAGTTTCAACCCCTGCGTCTGCCAAAGATTTATCATATCTCCGAGCTTCCGCATTCCCGTAACAACTTGCTCCGCGGAGGGCGATTGTCCTTCCTGCAGCAAACCTGCGTCAAAATACGCGTCAGCGATGATGGAAATGGGAGTATTGTTAGCTGGGGCAGTCATACTAAAGCCTTAAATAGTAAGAGATGGTAACCCAACGTCAGCAATGCGCTTCGGGTAGTAACTGATCCGCTTCACCCAGCCCTTAAGAACTTGCGTCCCTCCGCTAGTATTGTTCCCAATGTAGAGCGTGGTCAAGGCTATGGGGATGGCGCAAACGGTGTCTAGGGTTTGCAATACACCATCGAAAGCTGCATTGCTGTTGTTGAGAGCGTAGGCGAAGGCAATGTCTGTGCGTGTAACCGATCCTGCGGGAGTAAACAAGGCTTGACTTACGTTGTCGTTTAAAGCCACTGTTCTCCGA